AGCTAACGCAGATGACAGAATAATAAATCCATTAGCTCTCAATTTATATGTTTTAGGATTTGATGCAGGTAAAAGATTAGCTAATGTAAACCAAGCAGTAAAAGAAAACATACAGACTTATCTAACTCAGTTTAGAATGGTTACAGATGCAGTAAATATTCAAGATGCATATATAATTAATATAGGGGTTAAATTTAATTTACTTACTAAAGCTGGGTATAATAAAGAAGAAGTAGTTCTTAGAGCTATACAAACAGTTAAGGATTTCTTTAATATAGATAAATGGCAAATTGGACAACCAATTGTTTTGGCTGATTTAGCTTATCAAATATCTTTAACAGATGGAGTATCTGCTGTAGTTCCGCCAGAAGAAAATAATCCAAATGGTTTGCCAGTAGTGATAACTAATAAATACAGAGAATCTAATGGATATTCGGGAAATGTTTATGATACTGTAACTGCAACGAAAGATGGTGTAGTTTATCCATCATTAGACCCAAGTTGTTTTGAACTAAAATTTCCAAATACCGATATCGAAGGTCGTGTTGTCGGTGATTCATCGGGAGGTAACTAATGAATTATTTTATTTTTCCTGATATAGATACAACTTTATATCAAGATTCAGGTAGTGGTAACTATGGTTTAGATGAGATATTAGAAATTCAAAAGACTATGAGTACTTCTGGTGGTAACATCAAAGTATCTCGTATACTTATGAAATTTGATTTAAGTGAAGTATCAGCATCTATTGTAAATGGTACTATATCTAATCCTAAATTTTATTTAAATATGTTTGATGCTAATTCACAAAATTTAAGTACATCTCAATCTTTATATGCTTATCCAATAAGTCAGAGTTGGCAAGAAGGACAAGGATTTTATGGAGATGATCCAACAACTACAGAAGGTGCTAGTTGGGAATTTAGAGATGGACAAACACAAGCAACTAGATGGTCAGCTACTGTATCTGCTTCTGGTGGAACTTGGTTTTCTGAAGTGTATGCTTCACAATCATTTGAATACGAAACGGATGATATGAGAATGGATGTTACACCAATTGTAAATAAATGGTTGGATAAAACATATGTAAATGAGGGTTTTATTATTAAAAGAAGTGGTAGTCTTGGAAATACAGATACAAATACTGATGAGGGAAGTACAGATAGATTAGGTGATTTCAAATTCTTTTCAAGACAAACTCATACGATATACCCACCAAAATTAGAGGTTGAATGGTTTGATACAAAGTGGAGCACTGGTTCTTTAGATCCACTAACTTCTTCAGAGTTAGAAGACTTGTCATTTTATATGAAAAGTTTAAGACCTGAATATAAAGAAAAATCAAAGGTAAAATTTAGATTGGTTGGGAGAGCAAAATATCCAACTAAATCTTATTCAAATACTGCTTCAGAATATTTAACTGCTAAATATTTACCAAGTGGTAGTGTAGAACAAATAGGTGGTACTGGAGCTTATTATTCGGTTAGGGATGTACAAACTGATGATGTAATTATCCCCTATGGTACTGGTTCACTTATAAGTTGTGATGCAACTGGAAACTATTTTAATCTTTGGATGAATGGTTTACAATCGGAGAGATATTATAAATTTGAGTTCAAAGTAGTTAGTGGAAGTAATACAGATGAAGAAACAATACAACATTTTGACGATGATTTTGTATTTAAAGTAGTGAGATAAAAAATGCCCTATACACAAGAGGAATTACAAAAATTAAATTTTTATCAAAATTTAATCACAGAAGATGAGAGAAATTATCTATCAAGAAAACAAACATTACTAGATAATGTTGCTGTATCTGGTTCAGCTGATAATGGGAACGAGCTGATGAGGCATAAAACTGATGGTTCTATTTTACTTTTTGAAGATCCTTCTATGAATGCTTTACCTGAAGATCCTTCTACAAAAGTAATTCATAGTACAATAGTCAAAAAGTTAAAAACTGAAGAAAGTTATGGTGTACTTAACGAAGTATTGGATAGAGAATTTAAGGAAATAACCTAATGTCAAGTCAATTAAAAGAAAAAGATTTACAGTTACTTGATGCTAGTACTCCTATAAGAGTAGGTCAAAAACCATATGAAGATGGGTTATGGAGTACGCAAGGTTTAAAAGACTTTGTTCATTTTCAACTTTACGATGATAATAATAATCTTATAGAATTTAGAAATTTACCATTAACAGAATTTATAGTAAATAATAATAATATTGAATTTTATCCTGGTAAACACATAAGAAGTATGGGATATCAAAGTGGAACTTTTAATGTAAAATATAACTTTCTTAGAAAATTAGCTGGAGATGAATCTGCTGTTTTAGTTCATACAATTAATAAATCAGATACTAAAAGGGGTGATGTTTATACCAACATGAATGCTGTTCATGTAACCGATGACGGATTAATATTTGCAGCAACAGAAGCTGATTACAAAGCTAGTCCATCTAATATAGAACCATTGGCTATAGAAGATTTAAAATATCAAATTGATTTAATATCCCCAAGCAGAACTGAAATAAGGTTAAGGGCTAAAGATGTAAATGGTTCTTATAAGGATGATTTTTTAGATATACAAACTGGTATACAAACGTGGAATCCACAACAAAGTATTCAATTTGTCGGTGACATATATGAATCTAAACAATTAAGTATCAATTCAGGTGATGGTGATTTTCAATTTACAAATAAAATGGTTGGTGCTACTATAACAATTAATGATGTATATAAAGTAGATGAAATAGTAGTAACTCCGAGAACTAATGACAACTTTTTCAAAAATAGCGACTTTGAAGATTTATGGGTTGATGGCCTTGGTGAGATAATAATGCAAGGTGATAAGTATCCTTGGGATGAAAATTTACACGATGATGCAGTACGTGCAAGCGATTGGGATCCTGGCTATCAAAATGTTGATGATCCAAAATATTCTAATAGTACATTTTTTGGTACGGCAACTATTGGTTATCACGCAAAAGTTGTTATGGGAGAAGGTAACGGTGGCTCAAATTGTTTAAAGTTTACTGATTTAAATGAGCAATTTTTAGATTTGCCAGTTTGGCCAAACGAACAACGTTATAGGGGTTTACGAACAACTCAAAAAATGGATCCTTTATCAAATCTTGGTGTAAAAAACGGAGATTTTATAAATATAAGTTTTGATATAAAGAGTACAGTTGCTAATAAAGGTGTTAGGATAATGACATATTATCCTTATGAGTTTAAAGGGGATGCTAAACCACAAAATGCTCCTGACGGATGGTATAATCCTAATCTTTCAGGTCCTACTGAAGCTATTCCTGAAAATCCACCTGAAGGCCTTCTTACATTACAAATGATAAATGGATTAGAACCACAACCACCAAATACACATATTGAATTAATGAATGCTTATCCCGAAGTGCCAAATCCAACTATTTTACATTTAGAAGTAGGACAAACAACAGCCGCGCTTGGTGGTCTTGGACATTGGACAATATTGAGTATTTACTCTGACAACGACTCGCAGGTTCCACTTATAA